CGCCGGCCAGGGCAACGTAGGAGGCAGCGGAGGCGGCGTAGCCGTCGATGTGGGTGACGATTTTGGCGGGGTGCTCGGCGAGCAGGGTTTCCATGGCGCGGCCGGCGAAGACGTCGCCGCCTGGGCTGTTGATGCGCAGGTGGATGATGGCTTTGTCGCGGTATTCGGCGAGCTGCTTGCCGAGGGTGAGCGCAGAGACGCCGCCCCAGTAGTCGTCAGAGACGATGGTGTCGTAGAGCCAGATGGTGGCTTCGCCTTCGGCGGTGGCCTGGGCGTGAAATTGACCGCGGCCTTTGTTGGCGGCGAGCAGGGCAAAGAGGCCGTTACGCATTGGAGGGCTCCGGGGTGGTGGCGGCAGGCTTGAGGCCAGCTTGGATGACGGTGTCTGCCCAGTCGGACGGAAGCGGGGGCAGATTTTTGAGGCGGCGGATTTCGTTGACGGTCATCCAACCTTGGGTTCCGGGGCCGCCGGCGGCTTTACCGAAGTATTCAGCTTGCTCTTTGCTGTCGCCTTCAAGGAGGGAATCCCGGTTGAATTCACCGAAAAACAGGCGGCTGCGAGGCCAGAGCTTCCTGTTTAGCTCTTGGCTCATGTTGTCGAGGTGGCGGCCAAGGGTGTAGCGGACAAAACCGATGGACATTTGTTGAATGCCAGAGCCCCACGATGTGGCGGCATCGGTTTTTCCGATCATATGCGGGGGGACGCCTATGATGCGGGCAATATCTTCGACGGACTGGCCGCGGGTTTCAAGGAGCTGAGCATCACGGGAGTTGATGGTTAGCTGCTTGATGTCCATGCCGCCGGTGAGGAACGGTGGGATACCGGTATCGGTGTACCGCTGGCGTTGTTCGGCCCAGGTGTCCCGATATTGTTCAAGCTGATCCGGGTTGATCTTGACCTGTGGAGGAACGACGATGGCGTGGTCAGCACGGGCGCCGCCCTTAAAAAAGGCAGTTGCGTGGCGGTCGGCTTCGAGAGCCAGGCTTGCTGCAGTTCCAAGGGCAGCAGCAATGGGGGTGAGTGAACGGAGTCCGTCGAAGCCGATGCCAGGGAAGTGCAGGATGTCGTCTTGATCTTTGACGCGCTTTTCGAGGGTGCCGGCGCTGGTGCGCACCCAGAAGGTGTAGCGGTTTCGGCCATCGATGCGTTCGACCTGCATGGCGTCGGGGTGGATGGGTTCGAAGCCGATGATGCGGGGGCTGTAGGGGCTGGCACGATGGATCTGGCGGTATCCGTCGCCACGCAGGAGGATGGACTGGATGGTGTAGTGCCATGCAGAGGCGGCCGTCCAGGTGGGGTCAGGGGATTCGTTGAGGAGCCACCAGAGGTCGGAGTCGTAAAGGGCGCGGTCGTTGCCTTCAGTGCGCTTATAGAGGTGGAAGGGCATCGAAGCGATGGCACCCGCAACAATGGCAACGCTGGCGAAGACGGCGCCAACGCGCATGGCCTGGGCTTCGGAGACAACCCCGGAGCCACCCGCCGTGAGAAGGTTGTAGAGAGAACTTCCACGCGTGCCACTGGAGCTTGGGTAGGCTTGATCTTGAGGCGCTGGACGGCGGGTGGAGCGGTCTTGCTCCAGCAGGAGTTCAGCACGCAGGCGAAGAGCAGTGGTCATCAGCAGATACCAGGGGGCAAGCTGCTATCGGGCGCAATGACCATTGCCCGGTTGTGGGCAACGATGGTGGCGACGGCAGCGTCGATTTTGTTGGAGGCGCGGACTTTGCGCGGGAAGATGTTTTCGTTGCGGTCGGGCTTGACGTCGACGTTGGAGAGCATCCAGACGTAGGCGGGGTTGCCGTCGTGGCGAAAGCGGCCGGCGTCGATGAGGGCCGAGATGTCTTTCATGGGTTCGCTGAGGTAGCGGACTTGCTGGGGAATATCAACGACTTCGAAGCCTTCTTCGGCCAGGTTTGCGCCGAGTTGCTGGCCGCCGTAGGGGTCTTTGGCAACTTCGGCAATGCTGATGCCGTAGTCGGCTTGGGCAGACTTGATGTCTTCCTCGATCTGGCTCAGGGAGATCATGTTGCCGGGGGTCTGGATGAGGTAGCCAGCATTGACCCAGGCTTGGTAGTGGGCGTTTTCGGGTTTGAGGACGGCAGACTCGGGGACGTAGTTGCGGCTGATGGTGGTGTAGGTGTCGCTGTCGGGGCCATCCGGGCCTTGTTCGCGGAAGTGGAAGGTGCAGGAGGCGATATCCACTTTGCTGGCAAGGTCGAGGCCGACGACGCAGGCTTTGCCGGCGAAGTCTTCAAGGCGCAGGGTGGGGTCGCCGCCGGCTTGCAGGTTGGCGAGGTTAAGCCAGGGCGATGCGGCGCCGACCCAGATGTTGTGGTGCTTGGTGCGGAAAACGTTTTGCTTGCGTGGGTCGTTGCGGGCGTCGCGAAGCTGGGCAATCAGGAATTCTTCGTTAATGGAGACGCCAAGCAGCGGGTTTGACTTGGCGAGGCTGGCTTCGTCGAAGGGGTCGTCGCCTTCATCTAGGCCGAAGATGATGCCGAAACGCTGCTCGTTTTCAATGAGACCTTCGAGGATCTTCTGGAGTTCGAGCTGGTGCTGGTAGCAGGGGCCGGCAATATCAGCGCCGGCGGTGGTAATGACCAGGAGGAGCGGCTGGGAGCGGGCGCCCATGCCGGTCTTCATGGTGTCGTAGAGTTCTGGCGTTTTGTGCTCGTGGTATTCATCGACGATGGCACAGGAGGGCGATGCGCCGTCGCCGGGCTTGCCGATGAGGGGCTCGAACTTGCTGTTGGTGGCGCCGATGCTGATGTTGGAGGCGTTGGGGGTGACGCCGTAGCGGGCCATGAAGCTGGGAGTCATCCGCGTCATGAGGAGCGCAGGCCGGAAGACTTCGAGGGCCTGGTCTTGCGAGGTGGCGCCGGAGTAGATTTCAGCGCCGAATTCGCCATCGGCAGCGAGCATGTAGAGGCCGATGCCCGAGGCGAGCGTGGATTTGGCGTTCTTGCGGGGGATGAAGACGTCGGCTTCGCGGTACCGCCGCTTGCCAGTGGCGGCATTGATCCACCCGAAAATGCTGGCCAGGATGAAGACTTGCGGCGGCGCCAGCTCGATGCGCTGGCGCTTGGCTGCCCAGTCGCCCTTGACGTGAGGCATCAGCTGGACGAACTTGCAGATGCGCTCGGCCGGGCGGTAGCTGCGGCCGTCGACATCGGTGAGTTCAGGGTTCCAGGCGTAGGGCCAGCCGCCCATTTCGGCGCGGGCGAGGTCGTCGAGGTGCCGCTGGCAGGCGAGGCGGTGGTACTTGCAGGCGGGGAGGCGCTCGGCAACCACGTCTTCGGCGTAGCGGGTAGCTACGTCGGAAAAGTGGGTTGGGCTGAGGGCGTGACTCACAGGGCGCCCCATGCATCGTCGCCAAGGTCAAGCGAGCCCTGGCGGTTGTCGGACTGCTTGACACGGCTGCGCGAGCTTGGCGACATACCGAAGCTCGCGAGGTAGCGATCGCAGTCCTGCTGCAGCTTTCCGATCAGGCGGATCAAGACAGACTCGCGGGTAAAACCGGTAGGCGTTTGCTGGGTAAAACAGGCGTCGAACTGGTCAAGGCCGGCTACTTCTGCCGCACGGCGCTTTGCTTCAAGTGCTTCCTCGGCTTGCACCAGACGCGCCCAAGACTGGCAGTAGATTGCCAGTGCGGCGCGGTCGAGGCGACTGATCAGCCCAAGCTCCTCAAGCTCGACCGCAACGAAAACATCTTCCCGCGCAAAGTCCGCGCCTCCAACAAAATCGACGCTGCCGTCGCCACCATCGTTGCCCACAACCGGGCAATGGTCATTGCGCCCGAAGCCAAATCCTTCTGGGAATAACCCTGTGAAACTCTTCGGACTCACCATCGGCCGCAAATCGTCCGAATGGCCCAGCTACGACCAGATCGCCGACATGATCGACGGTCGTGGCGGCGCCCAGGTAGCCGGCGTCACCGTCAATGACCGTACCGCCCTCAAAGTCTCTACTGTCCTCGCCTGCGTCAAGGTCATTGCCGACGGCTGCGCTACTCCCTCCCTGGGCGTCTTCCGCCAAAAGGCCGACGGCCGCCGTGAGCGCGCCCTCAATATCCCCGAGTGGCGCCTCCTCAACCGCCGGCCCAATGAATGGCAAACCTCATTCGAGTGGCGACAGCTCATGACCGCCCACGCCGTCCTCACCGGGTCCGCCCTCTCCATCAAGGTCAAGGGCGCCAACGGCCGCGTGCGTGAACTTATCCCTGTCGAGCCTGGCAAGTGGGACGTCCGCAAAGTCTCCCGCTACGACGTCCGCTACCGCTGCTACGACGAATTCGGCCTCATCGGCGACTTCGGCCCCGACGACGTCTTCGTCCTTCACGGCCTGCAGATCAACTATGCCGAAGCCCACGACGTCATCAAGCTCGCCCGCTCCGCCATCGGCCTCGCCATCGCCACCGAGCGCAGCCAAGAAGCCATGCACAAAAATGGCCTCCGCCCCTCCGGCGTCTATACCGTCGAAGGCAACCTCAACGAAGAACAACACGCCCGCCTCACCAAGTGGATCAGCGACCGCCTCAGCGGCCCCACCAAAGCCGGCCTCCCCTTCGTCCTCGACCGCTCCGCCAAGTGGGTCAGCACCGCCATGACCGGCGTCGACGCCCAGCACGTCGAAACCCGCCGCCTGCAAATCGAAGAGATCTGCCGCATCTTTGGCGTCTTCCCCATCATGGTTGGCCACGCCGACAAAACCGCCACCTTCGCCAGCTCCGAAGCCTTCTTCGCCGCCCACCTCATCCACACCCTGGCCCCCTGGCATCAAGCCTGGGTCCAACGCCTCGACGAAACCCTCCTCGACGGCGCCGGCCCGCTCTTCTGCGAATTCGACACCCGCTACCTCCGCGCCGGCTCCATGAAAGACCGCGCCGTCTGGGCCCGCACCATGCGCGAAATGGGCATCTACACCGGCAACGAACTCCGCGAAGAGGAGGGCAAAGACCCGCTCCCCGGCCTCGATGTACCCCTCTCTCCCCTCAACATGACCGCCGTCAAACCGGAAGGCACCCAAAATGAAGACCCCGCGCAAGCTTGAACGCCGCGCCGCCCAGCCCGGCGCCCGGCAAACCCGCTCCTACACCCTCAGCGTCAAAGCCGCCGAAGACGGCACCATCGAAGGCTATGCCAGTGTTTTTGGCATCAAAGACAACTGGGACGACATCATCGTCCCCGGCGCCTTCCTCGCCACCCTCAACGCCCACAAGGCTGCCGGCACCATGCCCGCGCTCCTCTGGCAGCACGAAGACGACAAGCCCATCGGAATCTGGCAAGAGATGGTCGAAGACACCCGCGGCCTGCGCGTCAAGGGCCAACTCGCCCTCGAAACCTCCCGCGGCAAAGAGGCCCACGCCCTCCTCAAGATGGGCGCCATCAACGGCCTCTCCATTGGCTTCATCAGCAAGGCATGGAGCTACGACGTCGAAACCGACATCCGCACCCTCACCGAAGTCGACCTCTGGGAAGTCTCCCTCGTCACCTTCCCCGCCAACCAGGACGCCCGCGTCACCAGCGTCAAATCCACCCCCGACACCCTCAACCTCCCCAAGGATGCCGAACTGGTCCTGCGCGATGCCGGATTCAGCAAAGCCGCCGCCACCGCCTTCGTGTCGCGCGTCATGCGGATGGGCGAAGACCGGAGAGATTCCGCCAAGTCCGCCGCCGCAGCCCTGCAAGCCGCCCAACGCCTCATCGACAACCTCACCCACACCAAGTAAGGACCGCCACCATGAAAACCCTCTCCTCCCTGCTCCTCGCCACCATGGCCGCCCACATGGCCGCCTTCCACGCCAAGGCCGCCCTCGGCTTCCGCGAAAAGCGCGAAGACCCCACCGTCAAGACCATCGCCGACGCCATCGACAAGATCAACACCGCCTTCGAGGAATACAAGAAGACCAACGACCAGCGCATCGAAGCCATCAAGTCCGGCAGCTCCACTGAAGCCCTCGACGCCAAGCTCGCCCGCATCGACGAACACATCAACGCCATCACCGAAGCCAAGTCCCGCCTCGAAAAGCTCGAAACCAAGCTCTCCCGCCCCGGCCTCGGCGGTGATGGCGGCAACGTCGAATCCCGCGAAGAGGCCGAATACAAGGCCGCCTTCTGCGAATGGATCCGCGCCCCGCAAGACTCCGAGCGCAAGTCCCGCGTCGAATCCGCCGGCCGCGCCCTCCTGGCCGCCAAGTCCAAGGCCGGCGAACGCGAAGCCCGCGCCGCCCAGGTCGTCACCACCACCGGCGCCGCCGGTGGCTACGCCCTCCCCGAAGTCCTCGAGCGCACCATCCTGCGCATCCTGCGCGACGTCTCCCCCATGCGCCAGATCGCCACCGTCCGCACCGTCGGCTCCACCGACTACAAGGAGCTGGTGGACGTCAACGGCGCCGCCTTCGAGTGGGTCGGTGAAGCCGACACCCGCAGCCAGACCAACACCTCCGACCTCTTCGAAGTCGCCCCCACCTTCGGCATGGCCTCCGCCAAGCCTCAGGCCTCCGAAGAATCCCTCGACGACCTCTTCTTTGATGTCGAAAACTGGCTCGTCACCTCCGCCACCGAAGCCATCGACCAGGGTGAAGGCGCCGCCTTCATCAGCGGCAACGGCACCAAAAAGCCCACCGGCTTCCTCGCCGGCCCCACCCCGCTCGCCACCGCCGACGCCTCCCGCGCCTTCGGCACCCTGCAGTACGTCGCCAGCGGGCAAGCCGCCGCCCTGCCGGCCAGCCTCGACACCCTCTACGACCTCATCTACAGCCTGCGCGCCCGCTACCGCCGCAACGCCAACTGGGTCTCCAACAAGCTGCTCCTCGCCTCCCTGCGCAAGTACAAGGACACCACCGGCCAGTACCTCTGGCAGCCCAGCCTTACCGCCGGCCAGCCCGACACCTTCATGGGCTACGGCGTTACCGAAATGGAAGACATGCCCACCGTCGCCGCCAACGCCTTACCGCTCGCCTTCGGCGACTTCCGCGAAGGCTACCTCATCGCCGACCGCGTCGGCCTGCGCATGACCCGCGACGAAATCACCACCCCGGGCTTCGTCAAGTTCTACGTCCGGCGCCGCACCGGCGGCAAGCTGCGCAACACCGAAGCCATCAAGCTCCTCAAGATTGCTGCCTCCTGATCTGTAACACAACCAAGAAAGGGGCTTCGGCCCCTTTTTTCATGGGGATTCACATGCCAAAAGTAATTATCTCCGAAGGCTTCAAGTACGCGTTTCGCGGCGTTGAAGTCGTTGAGTTCGAAGCGTCGACGGAGGAGCAGGACATACCTGAAGAGGTTGCCGATCTTGCTGTTGAGCAAGGCTGGGCGACCCTGCCGCCCTCCGAAGATGCTCCGGCTGAAAAGCCCGCCAAGCGCAAGTAATCACAACTCAAGGCCAGACTATGAGCATCGAAATAAAATACACCGGCACCCAGCAACGCTGGCCGGAACTCGCCACGACTGGAAAACAATCGGTTTGGATGCCCGGCCAGATCGAAGAACGCGACGACGTCGAAGCCGGCAAGCTCCTGGCCACCGGCCTCTTCAAGACCGAACCGATCCCGTTAACTGCAACCCTCTCGGCCCAGGGGGTTGTAAAAATCATGGCCGGCGACGTGGACATCACCGACCAGATCGGTGGAGCATCGTCGGGCGGCTACGCGCTCGCTGACGCTGACATCGCCGCGCGCCCGCCGCGTCTCTATCCCGTCGATTCACTACCCTGCCGGCTGTTCAACTACGCTGATAGCCTCGGCCTGATCTTCGGCCACACTCTCGACAACCGGCAGCTTTGCACCGTCAATCCCGTGACGCGAGCCGTTACAACTGGATACCAGTTCCCATCCGGGCAGACCATCAACGACATTTTCGCAGGCTTCGGCTGCGCGCTGGTGGTGGTCTATACCCTTGCGACAGACACCTACACGCTGTATCGCACGACCGACGGCCAGACAGTCACTGCTGTTCATGACATCGGCCGCACGCTCGACGGCGCGACGCATCAACCCGGCTGCAAAATCCTCCAGCGCGGCATGGAGCGCGGCAAGATTGGGGGTCGCGATGCGATCTTGATGTCGATCTACAACATTGGCGGCGCGCGCACCCCCGGTAGCGCGAACGATGAGATTTACCTCGCGGCGAGCTACGACGACGGCCGGACGTGGGAGCGTGTCGGAACCTGGAACAACAACGGAAGCCGCCAGATCCTCCATTTCCACGTCGTGCGCTATGACAAATGGCGCGATTGCTGGTGGGTCGGCACCGGCGACTCTGATGCAGAGTCGAACTGGTTTCGCTGGGATGGCAAGACAGCCTGGCCGAACAACACTGCACCGCTGTCTTTCCCGATCAATGCCGGTTTTCTAGTCGGCCCTGGTGCTCAGATTTCGCGCACTGTCGATTTCCTAGTCACCCAGGATTGGGTATATACGTTCAGCGACACTACCGGCTACGAAATCGGCGGTATCTGGCGTATGCGCCCGGACGGCACGCAGAAACACCGCGTCAACGGAGACGTGAACGGCAGCAGCCATGAGGGCTGGTCCGCGCTTTACACCAGCGGCGGGACGATGCTGTGGTGTGATGACGTGGGCGCCAACGCAACCGCGAACGGACAGAAGTATTTTGGCATTTACGGCTCGCAAACTGGCGACCGTTTTTACACCATCGGCCGGATCGCCACGACTGGCTCCGGCGTACTGCTGATGCGCGGATTTTTCGAAGCCGACGGGAAGGTCTGGATTTCTGCAAGCGGCGAGGCCGGCAAGGGGTTGTACTCGACCACGGTTTACGAGCTTAAGGGGCTATTTCGCGAAGAGCGCCCCGACAACCTAGCCCCCGCGTACTACGTCGATCCGGTCAACGGCAACGACGCCGCCGACGGATACGGCCGCGCGACGGCGTGGAAAACCGTCCGCAATGCTCTGTCTGGCAATCAGATCACCCACGGCGCCCGCATCGTCATGCTCGCCGGCACGAGCACGGAAAACGGTGTCAATGCTATTGACTACGCGGCCAACGCGACCCCCGCGACCGACACCAGCCGCCACGTCCAGATCAGCGGACAAGGCAAAACGGCCTCGATTATCGCTATCTCCGGCGCAATCAGCGGCTGGCGTGACGCGAGCCCTTCAAAAACCTGGGACATCGAACTGTGTGATCTGACGCTCAAGCAAACCGATGCGACCAAGATCATCCTGCTCGATACCGCCAGCCCCACAACTCCGCCAACGTGGACCCTGCGCGACGCGGCCATCGGTGACGAATCGGTTGGTTCGTCTTACGCGACCTACCTCCAGTCCGCGACGCTGAATATCATCCGCAGCGACGTGCTGCAAATTGCGGACGGCAGTAAATACGCACTGTGGGCCAGCGGAACTGCGACGATCGAGGCTCGCTCAAGCCGCATCTATGGCGGGCGGAATCAGCAGCAGTCTGGCGCAAAGATCGAGCTGCGGCATTGCGAAGTCGATAAATTCGCGAACACCGGCATACTGATTACATCTGGCTCTACTGTCGTTCCGTACATCGCAAACAGCATCATCGGTGCGAACACCGGACAGACGCCGATCAACAACGCCTCCGCGCTCACGATCGACGGCAGCGCCATCGTCAACACTGCGGTTATCAAGGCCGCGGCTGGCGTGACCGGGCCGGTGATCGCACCGCTGGATCGTGATCCCGTAACGCTGACCCCGTTCGCGTGGTCGAGTCTAGGCGGCGTGGCAACTGGCGTCGGTGTGTCGTGGGACTACTACGGCAAGCCGATGCGGGCCAAGCCGGCGATTGGCGCGGTCGAGGTCCAATAATCCAACCCCCGTGGGTGCGCGGGGATTGCACCTTTAAACCCTATTCAAACCCAATCGGAGCAACCAATGACAAAAGCGCAGCTTTTGGCAGTCGGCTCGACCGCCGAGTTATGCGCTGGCGGTTACTGGTGCGTGGTGTGTGGGCGATACCTTCCCTCCGACGAGGATGGGTTGATTGTTCATGACAACGTGCCGCACCCACAGGAAATGACTTTTGACGAAGAGGAAAAGCCGCAATGACCGAGAACGGAATTACCCACTACTGCCTCGGCAACGGCGAGCTGAAGTGCGACGGCTGCGGCCAGGAGAAGAACTGGCAGACGCTGAACCAAATGCCCGAAGCGCTGCGGAAGGCGATGCAAGCACAGGCGCAGCGGATTGACGACACAGACTGCATCCTGTCCGGGCGCCCGTGGTATGTGGGCGCATAACGCCTGAGATAACCGGACGGCCGTAAGGCCGGTCCGGGTTGATGGCACAGTTATAAGGAATTTGTGAGACATGAGCACTGGACTTGAACGACGTATTGCGCGTGAGCAACCGGACGCACTCAACCTGCTGGGAATGGACCGCATGATCCGGCGGGCCTACGAGGTTGCGACAAGTAACCGCCCCGGAGTGACGAGGGCGTGGCACGAGGCAGAACTGCGTGCTGCCGAAAAACGGCGCGTTGCAATGCCTTATAACAAGTTGAGTTAGTTTTCACTGCCTGTAGTGCGCGGGGATTGCACCACCAGATCAATTTCGCGACCTCACGAAATTGATCTAAAAAACTGACTCGGCAGGTTCCGAGAGCCGCCGATGCGCGGCACAAACACTCCATAACCCGGCCCCGTGCCGGGTTTTTTACGTCTGCCAGGTCTCGCCCCCTCCCCCTGATTACTGCCCCGACTGTCGCGCCCGTCGCCCTTGCCG